CCGGTCTTTAACCGGCAAGATTTAGCTTTTGTGTTCATCAATTGAGAACGGTTTTCATGCAAGTTGATTCTTGCATGTTATATCGGTAATCTAGGACATCTGAGCCGAATTCGGCTATACTTGATGAAACTCCGTCACTGATGGTAAGGTGAAACTAATATACCAAACCCCCATGGTGCTCCCGAGCACTCAAATATACGGGGTCTTGTATTAACGAACGAAAGACCTTAAACTAACGTTCTGGAGTGATACAGGAGAGATATATCACTAAAAATTTTGCACTAACCCTCTCCAACTTTATGTTGGTTAGTGTGAACGTCTTATGTGAAGTAAAGACGTTAATGTTTAACCAGGCCCTTCATGGTCTCGTGATCCGAGGCTGGCCTTACAGCGCTTCTAAGCGCTTTATAAATATAGACCTTGTTTTACTTATGCAGTCTAGATCAAGGATAAAAATTCTAGATAGATATAAAGTTCGTGATCAACGAACCTTTGAGAATTACTGTGGTACTTTATGTCTCATCGTAACTCAATTGCATTTTCTGCGGAGGTGTGATTGTATGAGCCCAGAAAGGGGAGGGCTTTATAAGAAACCCGGAGGCCGGCTTTGCCAAGCCGAAGCCAAATTTCGAGTTACCATGATGTGTCACTTGACACTGAAAGGGGACTCAACAACAGACGAGACTCAGTAGTCGCCGTCAACCGAAAACCCTTGTAGTGGACGTAATGAACCCACGCGCGACCTTATGAAATTTGGAAGTAATCAATGGGCCATAAGTTGGCCAAGCGATGCGTGGAGGATGTCGCCTCTTGCCTGCGGCGAACAGCATCCAATGAAGCGCGTAAGTAAGTCGAGACTGCATTCGTGCCGTTTCGAGCAAAGCTGCTGTGTCGAAGCACCAGGGTAACCTGTTTGCGGGCTTTCCGCGAACGGTTCCTTGTGCTTGTCGACCTTCATACCAATGGAAAATGACAAGCCAGGGATCTTTCGCTTCAAACCAAAATGTACGCACTAATTTCAATGAGGGTGCTACAGGCTCTACGGGGCTAAATTACTCTTTGTCAACTTTTTACAACTATGGAATAACCAAAGGAACTATAGTTGGTACTACCCTCTTTTCCTTTATTGGCAGCATGTATGTACTATTTGTTACGTTGCTGTCATTTGCTTCTCGGGCAATGTTGGCTGAAGCTAACACCCGTATATTACATTCTCAGGCGGGTAATATTGATGTAGATGAATATCTAGATATCAAAGATACCTGTAGGGATAAGTATAAGCGAAGACTTAAAGCAGAGCAGATCAAGCGTCTGAAGAAAAGTGCTCGCAAAGAAGCTACGAAAAGAACTATTGCCCACCGCAACAAACGATCAACTAAGCAATGGAAATCAGAATCCGCTGCGTTAGATAGATGGAGTGTTACTAATATGCTTGTCAACAGGCATAAGAAGCGCACAAAGTCTGTGATCGAAAGATGGTCCACATTTTTGGATGAGGCCTATCTACGTAATGGTGGTTGTGACAAATATGTCCACCGTTTGGAGAATATTATTCTTTCACTTGTACAATTATCTGAAGCAAAGACTCCCACCGCATTGGTGGCTGCTTTGGTAGCTGCATTCAAATTGCAGGTACCAAATTTTTCGATAGTAGGACAATTGCAAGAAGTACTATTTGGTTCGACCGAAATCGAAAGAATCGGTTTAGCCTTATTGGGACTTAAGAGAGAAGGAAATAATCTGCCCTTGAGGGAACTCTTGGGCTTTGAAAGTCCTTCTCAAGTGAGAGAAAAAGAAAAATCGCGGTTACTTGATCAGTGGCGTGGCTTGGATAAGAAGCAAGCTGCTGAGAAAAGAACTATGAAACAACGGATGGAGCTTATGGGTATGCAAAGTGAAGGCATTATGTGTAACCTGTTCAGATCAGAATCAGGTGAAGTTATTCCCACTGAAGAAATTACAGCGGGAGTTTCCGATTATATTGCTGGAGCTCAGACACTCGCAAGTTCCAAAATAGCTGGGAAACTGATGGGCTTAATGAGCATGCTTTTAGCTCTTGGCCTATTAGGTGACCGTGAGGATGTTGAAGTCAATATTGGAAAACTACAGCTTTTTAAAGTTGAAGCTACCAAGAAAACGGTATCAGCTTATGGTTTACTTGACTCTATGTTTTCAGTCGGAAAATTTGTTTGTGAAAGAGGTTATCAATGTTTTCTGGCAGGATCACCATATCCTTTATTCTTAACTGAGAAAGGAGCTGTTGATTTTGACAGAGATTGTGTAAAATACATTGGCCACTCAGAATGTGCTTCTCTACATCAGTGGAGTAAAACACCGTGGTTAGATGGTAGAGACTATGAACTTGGTCTCCACAATCTTATTACATTTGGTGAAACATTAGTAAAAGCTCTTCCAAAAGGAGAGCAACCTCTCGTGAATCGCCGATTAGAACAACTCATCAAGTTGCGGACTACATACGATTTGTCCAAGACATCAGGTGGGTTGCGTCGAGCCCCTTTTGCATTTTTAGTGCATGGCCCTTCTGGTATTGGTAAAAGTACCATCATCAATAATCTCATTCATTACAATATGAAGGTGATAGCTGCAGATGAAGGGAAACCAAATTTTATTTTGGAACCTAATCAGATATGTACGTTGAATGAATCGGACAAATATCATTCAGATTACAGGCCATTCACACAAGTTGTCTTACTGGACGACCTTGCTAATTCTAAGGTAGGTACGACCGACTCCAATCCCACTGTTCACTTGATTAATTTTATTAACAATGTGAAAAGAACAGCTGTTATGGCCGAAGCGGAGATGAAAGGTAAAATTCAAATTGAACCTCGCATCGTCTGCGCCACGACAAATGTTTGGGGAGCGGATTGGGTACGACCTTATTCCAATGAACCGGTTTCTGTCCTCAGAAGATTTTCATTGCATATAGATGCAGTAGTTAAGCCTGCCTTTCAAAGGCGTGGCACCACAATGGTTGATCAGGCTGCTTTAGCCAGAGAAGCCGAGCGTGGTAATTATTGCCCAGATGCGTGGAATTTTCGAGTGGTAGAGTTCGTTGGAGTGAACCAAGATGGTAAGGATCATAAAGCTCAATTGGCTGTGGAAAGAGAGTTGGCAAAGGATTTGAATTTTGGCGAATTAATGGAATTCATGCGACCTCGCATACTCCAGCACAACAAGAATCAGAAATCAGCTGTGGAGAGCACTGAAGAAGGAGGTAAAATTCCTATGTGTTCCCACGGTAGATTATTGACGTGGTGCAAGGAGTGTGTGGGTGAAACTGCAGGAATAAGTTGCCAGAGTTGCCCTCTCACTAATTGTGAACAACGTGTTAGTATGTTAGAGATGATAGAAGAATTTAGGAGACTAGAAAATGTCCCTACAAATAGCCTCAATGCTTTTGAAAGAGGCCGTTTGGAACAGCTTCGAACAATTATTAGTACACCTTCTTACAGGAGTGAGGCAGGAGCTATTGTGCCCCTGCATGAACCCGTAAGATCTAAATGGAACATTTTTAATTGGAGTAAAATTTCTTTTTCTATCATTGTGTTTGTTGCGTTTTGTCTCTGCGATTTCCATACTGTGAAAGAAACCGTGTCCCAAGGAATACATTACTTGAATAGTAAGTGGGTGCCTATCGCACGGGAACATGGTTTTATTTACGATGAAGATGTTGTGAAATTTGGCTGGACATTAGCAAATAAGTTGTTTGACATTATGTTGTGGGTTGATCTCATCGTATACCTTGCATTTAGAGAATTGTTTTTGTATTCTAGAGATGCTGTCCATCGAGAGATTATTAATAATCCACGCATTTGTGAAGCAATTGTCGGCCGTGTACGAGAATGTTGGTCTTGGATCAACACGCCATTTGGAGCATTAGGAATTGTTTCATTTGGTCTAATCTTTGCTATACGTAGTTACCTGAGAAGGGCTACCGAAGTATACTTGGAATTGGACCATTTTTGGAGGCAACTTCCAGAACTCATAGAAGTTTATGCCAAGCAATTTGGGCTAGGACTTTCTTTTGTTATGGGTTTCATGGCATTATACAAAATTTGGACCCATGTTCGAAGATTCAGAAAATTGGCTAGTGAGGGCGATGACCTCACTGTCAAACGTGATGAAAACAACATGTGGAAACAAGTGGCAGTAGAACCACTGCCAGATGGTATTTTGCCAGGCTCCAATGTGGAAGATTTGATGACAGCAGTTGGAAAACAACTTTGCAGTGTTGTTACGATCGATCCGAAAGGGTATGAGCGTCAACGTTGCAATGGCCTATTTGTCAAATCGGGAATTCTCATGATACCCCAACATTTAAAACTTATCGAAGGATATTCATTGAAGATAGTTATGAATGAAGGGAAGGATGGATTACCAGGAAAGAACTTTACGTCTCGTGTTAGTAAATTCGTAACGGAGAATCTTGACGGAGCGTGGATAAGCGAAAGCTTATTCTCATTCCGAAAGGAAGAACCTAAACCGAAATGCGAACATTTTGATTCTGACTTGCAATTGGTGTATTTTCCCCAGGCAGGTTCGATGAAAGACTTGACAAAATTCTTTCCTAGTGAGATATCAAAGCGAGAAATGTTGACTCGGTTTTTATACAGAACACCAGAAGGGAAATTAACTGTAGAGAGGATGAAATTGAGAAATTTTAGTCCAGTGGATGCTGACTCAGGTCGGTTTACACATGGCACTCACTATCAGCGTGAAGAACCTTCATTTAATGGTTTGTGTATGGCAACACATATTAGAGATGCGAAAAACGATAGTTATATAGTCGGATTTCACCTTGCAGGAACGCAAGAAAAATTTGGTATGTGTGCCGCCGAGATGGTTACCAAACAACATTTGGAAAGTGCTATTGAAAGATTGAACGCAAATAGATTAGTTGTACCGATGGCAAGTGAAGGAACTTTCGAAACCAATCAATATGGGATCGATTATGCTCCAGCACCGTACATCTCACCTAAAAGTCCAGCGAGATTTCAGGAAGAGATTGCCTTCGATCATTATGGTATGATTGATCAATTTGCCGTGCGACCTAGAACTAGTGTTGCACCTTCAATACTTTCAGACTCAGTGAAGGAAGCCACAGGTGTGGAAAATATTTATGGACCTCCTGCAAATTGTAGGAAGGGCGAAGATAGAATACCCCCTTGGCAACCTTATCAAGAGTACTTGAGCTCAGTTGGATCCTGTTCACACACAATGGATCCAAGGATTTTAAGCTGGGCTGTTCTTGATTACACAAGTGCAATTGACAAAGCATTAGCAACTGATTTGGGTAAGAAATTGCTTAAAGAAGTTAGAGTGCTCACTGATGAAGAAGCAATCAATGGTGTAGAAGGTATGTCATTTGTTGATCCACTTAAGACTAATACTTCTATGGGTTTTCCTATTAATAAGCCAAAGAAAGAGTACATGACAATACTCCATAATGAAGATGGAACTATTACTCGAATTATGGATGAACGTGCAGTAGCACTTGCGAAGAAACAAGAAGAAGTTTATCGCACTGGTGAACGCTGTTATCCTGTATTTAAGGCTTGCACTAAGGACGAACCAACCAAGTTGTCTAAGAAGAAGGTTAGGATTTTCCAAGCCGCACCTGTCTCGTTGTCAATCAACGTGAGGAAGAGATTTTTGACTATATGTCATTGGTTTTCTAACTTACCTTTGATAACTGAGTGTGCTGTTGGAATTAATTCGCATGGCCCAGCTTGGACACAATTGATTGAGCATGTATCCAAATATGGCAAGGAACGCATGGTTGCTGGTGATTTCACTGCCTATGATCAGAATATGAGTTGCCATCTAACTTTATTGGCATATCAGATACTTATTCATATTGCAGTGGCATCTGGAAATTATACTGACGATGATATCAAAATTATGCAAGGTATCGCGACTGATGTATGTTTCCCAGTGATCAATTTGAATGGGGAATTGATGCAGATGCATGGGACCAATCCTTCGGGACAAAATCTCACTGTCTATGTCAATTCCATTGTTAATTCTTTATACCAGAGATACATATATTATGCCATTTATCCTATGGATCAGTATACTGGAGTTTTTCAAGATCATGTTGCTCTAACCACTTATGGTGATGATAATTTAATGAGCGTGTCGAAAGACCGTCCATATTACAATCACACCACGATGCAGAAAGAGTATGCAAAGATTGGTCTTACGTATACCATGGCAGATAAAGAATCTGAATCTGTTCCGTATTTACCTTTAGAAAAGACTGACTTTCTGAAGCGTAAGAGCAGGTTCGATCCTAATTATGTATTTGAAGAAAATGGGCAGCAGTACAGGGGCATGTATTTAGCGTTGTTAGATGAAACAGCGATTTTTAAGTCTTTGCATTGCAATGCCGTATCCGCTTCTGCCACTCGTGATGAAGTAGCTCTCAGTTGTTTGGAGAGTGCTATGTCTGAGTGGTTTCTGTATGGAGAAAGTGTGTATGAGGCCCGGAGGAAACAGATGACTCACGTTGTAGAGTTGATGGAGTATCAAAATTTGATAGGAACAACTCTAATGCCATACAGCGTGCGGGAATCCCTCTGGATGGAAAATTATGGCATCAAAAAGCTAGCGCCCTCTTGCTTAAATCCTACGGGGAATGGGGCACCAATTGTCACTGATTTACCACTCACAGAAATGGGGAACCAAGTTTCTGGAGGAGGAAATGACAGTTGAAGTTTAAATGGAACCGTCACCCAGTTCGTGGTTATTGGACTGGTGTAAAACTGACGTTAAACCGAATGTGACCACTACTCATACTTATAAAACATTAACGGCTAGATGCCCCCCAGGTATTTCTGAACCAGAGGGGTTTACGTTTCAATCAGATAAGAAATATGTTTCCGAAGTGGAAGATGCTCACGCTATGCAACAACAAACACAGTTGATAGGTGATGTGACAGAAGATAAGGAAACATCCAATGTGTCAAAGGAGCGAACGTTTGCAGAAATTGATTATGCAGACCAACGTCTAGCTGGTTTTCTCTACCGTCCCGTCAAGATTTTTCAGACGGAATGGGCAGTTGGAGACAACTTGTATGACATTTTCGATCCCTGGACTTTATATATGACACATCCATTCATTATTAAGAAAGTCCAAAATTACCGTTACTTTAAAGCTGAACTTTGCGTTAAGGTAATGTTGAACGGGAATCCATTTTATTATGGAAGGGCATTTATGTCCTATAATCCTTATGGCTTTGCCACTAGAGATCCAACTAGGCTAGGCTATCTCTCAGTAGATAATATAGAGAGATCGCAGAGACCTCATGTAGATATAAATCCTACAACATCCTCTGGTGGTGAAATGATTTTGCCATGGGTTTATCCCACACCAATGGCGTCGTTCGATTCAGATCTAAATAAGATCGGACGAATTACCATAGCATCATATCAGCGATTAGAACATGCAAATGTTAGTACTACTCCGCTGAGTGTTACCGTGCTTGCGTGGTGCAAGAATGTGGATCTTGGAGGTCCCACAAATGTGCTACGCTCGGAAGCTAGTGATGAATATGGTGATGGTATTATATCAAAACCCGCCAAGGCAATTGCACGCATGGCTGGAGCTTTATCAAAAGTGCCCGCCATAGGGAAATATGCAACTGCCACAGAAATAGGAGCTGATACAGTAAGTAAGGTAGCTTCTCTCTTTGGATTTAGTCGACCGGTAACGGTCCGACCACCCATGAAGGTCAAACTTTCTCCCATGTCAAATATGGCTTATTCAAGTATAGATGAAATGACAGAGAAATTGACATTAGACCCTAAACAGGGCTTAACTGTTGATCCTTCCGTAGTGGGATATGATAAAGATGAGATGCAACTTTCCGATATGTTAACACGCGAAAGTTATTTGACGCGGTTCAAATGGGAAACATCTTACACAGATGATAAATTACTGTTCACCTGCTATGTAGTGCCCCAAATGTATGATAAAGTCTTGGATGCTGGAGATCAAGAAATGCATCTCACACCTATGGCGTATGCTGCTCAGCCTTTTAAATATTGGCGTGGCAGTATTACATATCGCTTTGTTGTGGCGACTTCTGATTATCATCGTGGTCGACTTCGAATAGTTTATGATCCAAATGTGACTTCACCATTGTATGGTGGTTCATATTCTAGGATTGTAGATATCTCAGATACAAGAGAATTCGAGGTGACGATTGGATGGAATCGTGAAGTGCAGTGGCTTGAGAATAAACACATAGAAGGATATTCTAACTCGGTTAATTTTAATAATGAACCCGTGACAGAATTTACCAACTCGGATCAATATTCGAATGGTGTCCTTTCCGTATATGTGTTGAACTCGCTCACGCAGCCAAATGATGCTGATACAGGAGACAAGTACATTAATGTCTTCGTCAAAGGTGGACCAGATCTAGAAATGGCTGTTTTGACCGATGATATATGGAACATCAAGCCCATGACTGATAAATTAGCTTCTGAATCTGCTTTACTTAAATCGGAAGTTGAAGACTTGTCAACGGATGAATCTTTGAAACCCATCGGAAGCACGAAGGAAATACCTGAATTGACACTAATTCATTTTGGTGAAACTTTTCATTCCATTCGTGATATCTTAAAGAGATACTCGTCGTTTGAGTACCTTTCAGATGGTGGATCAGGACTTACATCCACTTTCTTAGTATGGGAATTAGAGAAATATGATTTTCCTAGACCTGATGCTCGACCAACCAAACTTCGATTGAATACGCTGGTATCTTGGTTTTCATACCCATACGTCGCCTGGCGTGGTGGTATTCGTCACAAAATCCTACATGTTTCTGGAGGATTGGGAACGAGTACAGACCACGGTGACGTTATGTCGGTTACAAGATTAGCAGCGCCTGGTATCGAGACTTCTCAGATTGATGAGGCAAACAACAGAATTGCACGAGCGGTCAATGGTATGGCAATAACTCACACGAAGACACAACCATGTCTTGAATATGAGATGCCATTTTATAGATCTGTTAGATTTGCAAACCCCAGATATACGGGTAAATCAGACTTCAAACATGAAGTTTTGATTGATGGAGCAAATTTTGACACGCTCACCAATTCGACCCGTGTGCTACGTACTTTTGTGGCAGCAGGAGAAGATTTCTCCCTGATCTGGTTGTTGTCGATGCCGATCATGGTCGATACCAATTAGGAGCACTACCGACCTGGATATTGTAATTGTCGTTAAACTATCCCCCTTAGCAGGGTTACAGTTACTGAGTGATGTCAGGGCAGTTAAATCTAGAGTTTTGAATTGTACTAGATTTTGTATTACTGTTGAACGAATTGAATTATCGTTAAATAATTCCCGATTAAGCATCGGATGTATATATTGCTACCTGTTATTACAATTACAGGGGGAGGTGTGGACTAACTAGAATGAAATGTCCATATGTATACCTCGACAAATTCCACAGTCTGAGCTGTGGGCGGGCGGTGAGGCCCGTGCTCGTCCTAGGTGATTGGACGCTAAATGATTAAACAGAGAATTAGGTTTTTATGTTGTTGGCGTCCCTAGGATGCTAGCTACGGAATTTTTCCCTAAGACTCAGATGTTTAAAAGTTTGGTAATTGAGAGTAAACTCAGC